AGTGAGCATTATTAACTTCACAATAAAATCTTATATGAGATTCAGTACCTTGATTTTTTAGAGATATATATCCGGGACCAAATTCTGTTGGTGTAGAAGTTTGACCTGCAAAACTTAATTGTAAAACATCATCAGCACTAGCAACAATTTTGGTATCTCCATCAGCATCAAAAACTAAATTATTTCCATTTAAATCGACTGCAGATTCTGCAAGCTGTAAAGTACCTGCTGTACTTGGCAGTGTAATGGTATGATTACCACTAAAGTTTGCGTGTGCAGGAGCTTGTAATCTTACATAATGTGCATTGCTAGACTCGCAATATAAGTCTATTGATGATTGTGTACCACCATTTTTAATTTTTATGGAACCTTGTGATATTACAACGCCGTTTGTAGAACCGCCACCTACACCTAAAGATGTAGTGATTTCTGGAGCTGCTGGCAATCCAACTGTTACAGTATTGCCAGAACCAGATGTTTCTATTTCATTTGTTGTACCAGATATAGTTAGTGTTTCACTATCTAAATCTATTGATAATGCACCACCAGAGTCTGCTTGAAAATCTAAATCTTGTGCTGTTACTTGACTATCTACATATGCTTTAACAGATTGCTGTGTAGGTACTTTTACTGCTGAGTCTGAAGCCATATTATCTTCGTCAACTAAGAAGTCTATATTTCCTACTTGAACTGAATTATCAGTTATTGTAGTTGATAAAGCTACTGCACCAGAACCATCAAAGCTAACTGCACTTGCAGTTACATCTCCAGTTAAAGAAAAGTTTTGTGCAGAAGCTAAAGCAGTTGCTGTAGCAGCATTACCAGTTGTTGAACCAGAACTTCCAGATACATTACCTGTAACATTACCAGTGACATTTCCTTCTAGATTTGCAATTAATGTTCCTACTGTATGGCCAGTTGCAGAAACATCTACTGTTGTAGTAGGTTCTGTCTGTAATCCATGAAATAATCTAAATTTATCTGTTTGAGATGCATCCCATACTAAACCACCAAACTTAGTAGTTGATGACTGTACATATTTACCATAAAAACCAAAGTCAACAGAGTTACCAGTATTGTTATCTGCATAACGAACCATTGGGTCGTTGATTGTTACTGTTGTTGATTCAACAGCTGTTGTAGTTCCGTTGACTGTTAAATTACCATCTAGTACTAAATTATTAAATGTTACATTGTCTGTTGTTCCAACAGCCTGCCCTATTGATATGGCACCAGTTCCATTGTTATAAGTAACACCTGTTCCACCAGATAAACTTGCAAGTGTTATAAATGCAGAGTTTGTATTAGAGTAATTAGCTAAATCATTGTCTACAACAAAATCTATATTTCCATCAGTATCATCATAAGAAACTGTTATTAATGTTTCTGTTCCATCTAACATGCCACCAACAAAGTCTTCTACTTGTTCTTGAGTTAGAGTTGCTGTTATAAATCCAGAAGTACTGTTGTCATAGTTTGCTAAGTCATTATCAACTACAAAATTTATTTTTCCATTTGTATCGTCATAAGTAACACCTATTAAAGTTTCTGTGTTACTGCTGACCATACCACCAACAAAATCTTCAACTTGTTCTTGAGTAAGTTGAGTGTTTGTATCTGTTGATGCGATTGTAATTGTTCCAGCTGCGTCATCGTAAGTTACTGATACATTTGTACCTGCTGTAATTGCTCCTGCAACAAAGTCTTCAATACTTTCTTCAGTTTGAATTTGTGAATCTACATAAGCTTTTATAGATTGTTGTGTAGCTAAATGACTTGCACTGTCACTAGCCATGTTATCTTCATCTTTTACTGGTACTACTAAGTCAAGAGTTCCATCTGAGTCATCATAAGAAACATCAATAAATGTTTCTGTATTACTTGCAAACATTGGCCCAATAATATCTTGGACTTGTTCTGCAGTTAATTGGTCAACAACAAAATTTAATCTTCCGTTTGTATCGTCGTAGGTAACTGTAACATTAGTTTCAGTTCCACCATCGACCATTCCTCCTACTATATCTTGTACTTGCTCAGTGGTTAACTGAGTGTTTGTATCAGTAGATGCAATTGTTAAAGTACCTGCAGCATCATCATAAGTAAGAGAAACATTGGAACCTGCTGTAAGTAAAGAATCTACTCTATCGTCAACTCTTTCATTTAAGTCAGCTGTTATTTCTCCTAAATCAGTAGATATTGTAAGTTGATTGTTTGCATCATCATAAGAAATATCTATGCCAGAAGATGCTGAATCTACAAGTAAAGATGAAACCCTATCGTCTACTCTTTCGTTAGTAAAGTAAAGATTACTTGAACCTTCTGATAAATTATCAGTATCTAATCCAGATAAGCTTGAAACTGTACCGGTAACATTACCTTCTAAGTTTGCAACTATTGTTCCAGCAGTACCACTAAATACTTCGGAAGTATTAGTTGCATCTGGAATAAAAGTAAATTTACCGCTACTGTCGTCATATCCAAAGAAACCAACTTTTGCAGCTGAACCAGTGTGATATCTAAACTCAATACCTCTATCTTTATTATCATCTGAGGCTGGGGCTGTATCTCCACCTAAAGTAAATATTGGGTCATCTACTGTTACTACTGTTGAGTTAATTGTTGTGGTTGTACCATTTATTACTAAATTACCACTAAGAGTTAATCCATTGAAAGTTGGTGAGTCTGAAGTTCCTAAACCTAAAGAAGCTCTTGCAGTATTACCTGTTTCTAAAACAAAGTTAGAACCATCACCAACAATGAATCCGCCATCAGTTACAGCTAATCCTGCAACATCTGTTAATTGAGCATCAAATGCTTGAACATTTGTACCAATTACTAAACCTAGATTGCTTCTTACGCCAGATGCTGTAGTTGCACCTGTACCACCATCTGATATTCCTATAAAATCAGATGCTTGAAATTCCGATAAACCTGTTAGGTCACCGGAACCGTTGAAATCACCTCTTACTGGTGTTTTTACTGCCATTTTAAGCCGCCATTGTTATGTCTTTTGTCACTGTTGAACCATCTTGCTTTGTGTAGGTGAATACCAAACTTTCTCCGTTGGAATTAGCTGGCATTATCATAAATTTAAATGTGCTACCATCTGATTTTAGCATCCTCATTGCTCGTGTGGAAGTTCCAACGCTAGAACCACCACCATTTACAGCTTCACTAGTTGTTTGATTTATAAAAAAGTTTCTTAGTGGCATTTTATCTGTTGTTCCATCAGATTGAGTAAATGTCAAAAATCCTTCTTTAGAAAGTCTTTCCAATGCTTCATTTCTAAATTCTATTTCTGATGAACCATCATTAGTTTTTATCTCCATTCCATCACCTGCAGAAAGATTTAATGTATCAGTAGATGATGATGCTATAACATTTGCTTGACCGGATACAGCTAAAGTTTTAAATACAGCATCAGCTGCTGCTGCCGCTGTTACTGTGTTTGTTATTGTCATAGTATCAGTCGAAGCGTCTGTAGTTATTTGAATACCTGTACCTGCTGCAATGTTAAAAGTATCAGAAGTTGCATCAGCTGCTATTGTTGATTGACCAGATACAGCTACATTTTGAAAAACATTAGGTTGTGTTGCAGCAATGGTCAAAGTATTATTGCTATTGTCTGGGGTCAAAGTTATATTTGAACCACCAGTTATTGTAAAAGTATCTCCTACACTTCCTGCGTTTAAACTTGTACCACCAACAGTTACTGTACCAAAAGCATTTCTACTATCTAAAGTAGCCCACTCAATACCACCATTACCAGTATTTCTTATGTACTGACCTGCTGTACCTTGCTGTCCGTTGATTTCCATTTTTGTAAAGTCAACATATCCACTTTCAGTAATTTTGAATCTTGATGTTCCATTTGTACCAAGTCTTAATTCTTTTTGCCCAGTTGTTCCAATTGATAAAGTTTTATCAGAAATAATAGATTTACCATCAATAAATAAATTAGATTGAGGAATAGATGAACCGTCACCAGACTGTATCCTTACCGTTGCATCGTTTACTTGAAAACCATTAAAAGTTGTTGCCGCACCAGAATTATTATCTGTGGCGTTACCAGTCTCCATCTGGTCTGAAGGGTTATAAAAACTTATAAGGGTTGAAGTAATATCTGCTCGTTCGACATTATTTAGAACTGCAGTAATCTGTGCGTCGCCAGCGGCTCCTGCATCAATTACTTCTATTTTAGAATCGCCCTCATTTATTAAATCAGCCATTATTCTTCCAATTCAGCTAATTTAGTTTTTAAATTAGCTAATTCAGCAGTGACTACTTCCGTATCACCAATAATTCCAGCATCTTCTTGGTCAGCTAATGAAAGCTCAAATAAGCGTTCTTCTTTTCTTTCTAGCTGTTTAAGTAAAAAAGCAATTTTCTTTTCGTCTGATAAGTATTCATAATTATAAGACATTAGCTCTTGTTTCTCCTTGTTACTATATTTCTATAAGCGTTTTTGAACTTAGTACTAAGTTCTAATTTTTCCCTCGCATCAAAATCTAAGTCTTTGTCATTCATTTGGGATGTTTCATATTCCCAGTCATCTCTTTTGAAAGGAATAACTTGAATGAATGGTGTACCTCTGTTTATTATAGCATCTTTAGTCGTGTGCCAGATAGAAGGAAAGTTTATGTGATGATAACTGTCAGTTTCTACAATTCCGGGTAAAACCGTAAATCTTTTTTCAAATTGATATGTAGGTGTCATAAACATTACTGAATAGCCTTTTGGTGTATATATTCTCCAAGGATTAATAAATTTAACTCCTTCTGGAAAATCAGTTTTTTTTAAATCCCAACCTTTTATTTGTTCTTTTTTATGAAAATCTATTCCGTAACTAAAATTTTTATTGTCCCACTCTAAAGTTTCCATATCTCTTTGAATTAGAAAATCACACCACATTGGAATAATAAACCCCTCTGTTATAAGGTCTACTATTGCAGGGCATCTTTTGACAGTGCCCCCAGTATGTTTTTTGGCTGTTTCTCCTTTTTTACCAAAGTAGTTTGGTTTACCCTTTTCATGAACTGCTGGCATTTCAATTGATTCTGGCATGTTTTTAAACCATCTAGGTAAAAAAAACTTAGATGGTTTTACTGGTGATATTTCTTCGAGACCTTTTACATCAGTCTTGAATTCAATAAATTGTTTGCCTCCCAAAGAATATTTCAATCGAATGTTCCTCCAAGACTTTCGAATTCAGTTCTTTTAGCTTCAATCTCTGTTTCAAGATTAGATATTATTTCTGCATCCGGTGTTTCTTCAGCTGACTGTTTTCTATGAACTTCTTCAAGAGCTCTTAAGTAATCTTCTAACTCTTGAAGTTTTTCTTCATTAGTAACAGTTTTTTCTTCGTATTTATATTCAAACGACATTACACTCCCTCCAACTCATCTATTCTTGCTTGTAATACTTCTATTTTAGCTGATAACTGCTGAACTGATTTCACTAATGGACTAATAAATTGCGTGTAATCAACTCTTCCAAAATCATCTGCTTCACTTGTATAATTTTTATCAGTTTCAGTTATATCACCTATTTTTAGACCTCCAAAGGCAGTATTACTACCTGTTAAATCAAAAACAGCAGTTTTAACTTCTTGTGCAACAAACCCTTGTTGTGTATTAGATAGTAAGGTTTTAAACTTTGCCTGTCCATCATTTTCTTCACTATATTCATTATCTAAATATGAACTTTTCCAATTAAAATCTCTTGGTTGTAATTTATTTATAAAATCAAGTCCCAAAGTTGTATCAACAATGTTTTCTTTCAACCTTTCATCAGAGTGGGATTGGTCAATTCTATGTGCAAGAATTGCAGATGCAATTACACTACTATGTGCACCATTGCTGTTTGCGTGACTATTTCCTAAATAAGGGTGATTATGTGGACCAGCATATAAGTTATTTAAACCTGCTGTAGTTAAAACTGTTCCACTGTGACTATGATGACCACTATTTGCATGTGAACCCGGTGCTGCATTGTTAGCACCATTACCTATTGATAAATTAGAATTACCATTACCTGTTCCAAAAGAAACATTATGATTTTCGTTTCCATGAGTATTAGGTGTGGCGTTATTTCCATGAGAGTGGTTACTTGTAGATAATACTGTACCAGCATTTGGAAAACTTAAATTACCATGTGAGTGTCCTGTAGTTGTTTGCCAAGACATACCATTAGCATTACTTGTTAACACAGAACCAGATGCACCTGTACCAATATTTCCGCCAAAGTCTATGGTGGTAGAAACTGGTGTTGATATTCTTACATTACTTAATGCTGAACCAGTAAGTGTTAGATTTTCCATTTGCATAGTAATGTCACCACGACCAGCTAAACCACCAGCCTGTATTTTTATATCATCGTCGACATTGCCACCACGAATTAAAAATTCATCTGTATTGGCTTGTAGGACACCTGTTGTTGAAGAACTTTTAATAAAATCTATAGCTACTTGTGTAGAACCACTTACCATAGATATTCTGTTGCTTCCGTCTGAAGTTCTAAACACTCCATTTGCAGTTAATTTTAAATCTTGTTGTACTTCTGAATCATCATCCATAAAAACTGGTGATGTTAATTTATTAGGAGTTATATCTACACCACTAACAAAAACATTAGATGCTGTAACTGATGTAGCTGTTAAGTCACCTGTTTTTGTAACTTTAAATGGGGCCGAACCAATACTTCCCGCACCTAAAAACATATTACCATCACTGTCTACATGAAAACTTGATGAATCAGAACCACCAATATTTATTGCATCACCAACATTCAAAACACCAGATAAATCTAAAGTATCTGCGTCAATAGTTATTCCTTCTGAGGATGCATTTATGGTAGCAACGACATTACTACCACTTACTGGTGTAAAATTTAATTTTGAAGTATTAATACTTCCAGATGCAATTCTATCCGCACTTATAGTTCCAGCATTTATTTTATCTGCTGATAGATTAGCTATCTTTGCATTATCAATTGTTGCATCAGCTATTAGAGCATTTGTAATCTGTGCAGTACCAATTTTTGCAGTCGTAATAGTTGCATCAGCAATATGTGATTCTTCTATTAAATCGGCAGAAGCTGTTTGTCCATCTGACGGGTCTGAAGCATTACCAGATTTATCTACGGCTACAAATCTAAAAAAATGTCCGGAAGAGTCTGCTAAATCTGCTCCACCTACTAGTGGTATTGATTGTAATAAGTTACCTGCTGTTACTCTTATTTCACCAATTTTATTTGAAGCAGAAACTGTAAAGTTTGCTGTGTTACCAGATTGAGTTACAGCGTGAATTGCTAAATAATCTATATCTCCTTCCAAAGTAAAATTGCCAAAAGGATTTCCATTGCCGTCAGTACCATCTTTTCCAAGGTGATGTGTTATTTGTACTTTTAGTGGTCCAGAAGCTATAGAGGTTGCTTGTTTTGGTTTTGAAGGTGCTTGACCATCTTTATCTATTTCTATTCTTGCATTAGTTGCAAAGTTTGCATTAACAGATGAAGAGTCTGTATATAAATCTTCTCCTGTACCGTCATAAGCAGACATTTTCTTAAAACCAGATTTATCTATTACATTCACTCCTACTTGATAGGTTGCACCAATAGTTAAATCTTGTATTAACAAACTTTCTGTAGCTGCTCCTGTATAAGGAAAGTAAACAAAAGAATATTGACTATCTGTTGTTTTTTTGTATCTTACGCCATAACTTTGACCGTCAGTAATTTGTGAACCGTCTTCATTTGTAGGTCTTGATACAACTACTCTAATAAAACCTTTTGATATACCTGTACCATCTAAATAACTACCAGCTTGAAGTGTTGGAGTGCTAGGTAAATCTGGAATAGAAAAAGCTCCAGCAGTTTGCCTACTTAAAGAAAATTCATTAAATCTTAAATCGTCTTTAATAGTCCTCATAGTGTCGCCTAATTCTATTTGAGCACTTCCTTGTTCGAACTGTGCATATTGACTTAAGTCTGTATAGTTACCATCTTTGTCTCTAAAATAAACACCCATACCGTTTCTTATTGGATATGTAATACCTTTTACACGAACTTTTACTGGATTAATATTTTGTCCTCTAAAAGTTATTTCATTTAAACTTCTTGATTCTGCAGTTGCATCGGCAGCTGTATCGATAAAACCAATGTCCGGGTCAAATGCAAATATAAAGTCTCCTACTTTCATATCTCCAGATATTTCATATTGCTCTAAATCAAGATTCAAAACTTTCTTCACTCTTGATAATTCATTCAAAATAGTTTGTGCTCTTTGATTTAGAAGACTTGCTTTGATGTCTGGTTCTTGAACTAAAGCAACTCTTTTTAAAGCATTGCCATGTAAGTCTTTATAAGGATTAGATGATATATTTGCTTCACCAGCTACATCTGTAGCTATATCAAAAAAACCTACTTCTCCAGTAAAATCTACTCTTGATACAAAGTCTCTTGCGTCAAATTCTGTTTTTAATCCTTGTGGAACTACACCTTCCATTGATGGGTCTTGACCATAAGCAGTTTTGACTACAATAGATTTTGGTGTTGCTGTTCCTACACCTTCAAATAAGTTTGCTGCTGGTCCCGCATCTAATGTACCGTTTGGATTTACTCTGTATTCTGTATTGAGTATTTCAGATACAAATGTTAAAGCTGAGCCAGCTGTTTCTACAAAATGAGAACCAGTATATGTACCTGCTGGATTAGTTATTGTTCCTTGAATAATTGCTTGAGTATTTCCAGATTCATCAAGCATAATTCCAAGTGGTTTATTAGTTTGAGCAGTTGAATTAAATAAAGTTTCAGCAAGAGTGGTTCCTGTGTAGTTCCTTACTTTACCTACACTATTTGATTCAGCTATTACCATACCTTTACCTGCACCGTCACCCATATAAAGGTCAAGACTTGAACCGGTAATACTTATAACACCTTGCTCTAATATTCTATTTAGAACAATTCCTGTGTAAGAAGATAAAGATTTTATTTCTGTGTCAGTTAATGTTTTAATATCAACTTCTTGTGGGGTAATTACTATATGTCCCCATTCTTTTATTGATTCAATTACTGCTGTTGGTGTAAACTCTTGGTTAAACTGAACTGAGAAGTTCCCTCCACCCATATGTCTTTCTGATATTGGCATTTTACGCTCTTACTAGACGAACATTTTCGTACATACTTTCTAAATATTGGTCTCTAACTGCATCTGGTGCATCAATACTTTGTGGGTTTGCAGCATTATATACATAACCTACAAATGTTTTAAAATTAGGATTTGTTAAATGTATAAGTTTATTTGTTGTATCTCCAGTAAATCCTTGTGGACTACCAAACATAAATTTTTGTCCTTGATTATCAGCAGCAGAATCTATTAGATATCCAGTACCTGTTGTTAAAGCACCACTACCAGATATTACATCTAAATTAACTCTTGAGTTTGCTGCTCTATCAGCTGTAGGCCCTTGTTGAATATTCAGACCAATGTGATGAGCACCTCTTTTAACGGTTGCGTCAACTGTGAGACGCCCATCTCCATTAGTATCTGAATAGGTAGTAAAACGAACAACACATTCATGAGGTTCATTTCGTAGTATTTGGGCTGTTTGCCAAAGTTTATATTCTGTTCCAGAAGAACCGGAAGTTATTGCAATAGTTCTATCACTAACAAAACTGCCATTGTCATAAAATTTTAATGTAAATCTAGATTGATTTGAATTTGAACCAGAAGTTAATTGGATAATACCATTTGATAAAGTTAAACCAGTTGGTGAATTTTCTGATAAATATCCTGTTCTAGTTGTGTTATTTATAATAACTCTTGCCGCACCTTTGTAATAATTTGCTGGGTCTACTACCCATTGTGCTGCAGCATCTCTTAAATCTGGGTCATAAAAGAAAGCTAAGTTACCCTCTGAAGATGCTCTGACATCATCAATTGGTGCTTTTTCATGATTGTAATTAAATGTTCCTACTGGAACAGCATGCCAAGGTGCGTAAGTTGTATCTCCAACTGTTACTGAATGACTATTAGTCAAAAGGGAACCAGACATATTGCTTTCGAACATCATCTCTGAAACCCTTCCTTTAATTGTTATATCTAAATTGTATCTAAAAAGACCTGTAGCTAATTTTTGAGCATCGACACTTGCAGAATTTATTTCACAATATCCTTCAAATTTATCGTCGCCTGTATAAGTAAAAGGCACTAACAAAGATGAATTACCCATTGAGATTAATTCATCTCTTAAAACTTTTGCTGCAGTTACAGAATCTGCAACAAACTGACCTTTTAGAGAGACACTTCTATCAAGTGTATTTCTATTACCAGCAATAACAGAACTAATATCAATAGATTGTGGTGATGTAAAAGTCATCCTTCCAACAGTTATAGTATTAGCCATTAGCAGTAGTCCTTTACTCTACATTGTTCACAGTATCTATAAGTACTATGATAAAAATAATTACCGCATTTAAAATCTGATTGACAGGGTTTCAAAATATCTTTATCTTTATTATCTATCATCGGATTGAACTTCCTCTACCAGTAGATTGATAAAGTTTTTCTAATTCATTATTTATTGCTACTGCTGCTTTTCTTGCTGCCATTGGGTCAGAAGGAACACCATTTACATGAACATCTGTGTTATTTACAAAAGTATCACCCATTGCTTCTCTATCACCCGGAAGAAGCATTTCTGAAAAACTTCTTTTTCTTCCTCCACTTGCAGCAGCTACTTGAGCAGTAGTTCTAAAATCTCCTACAGTTTCTGGAATTTGAAATTGAGTTTGAGCAGCTGCAACCGCAACGCCAGATGTTACAGCTCCACCAGCAAGAGCCTGTTGTGCAACTTGAGGTAATTTTAAAGCTGCAGCCATTTTTTGTGCAGCAGTTACACTGACTGCTGACAATTTTTCCATAGAAAGAATAATTTCTAGGTTAGTAAGCAAAGTTTCTTTTTGAGCTTCATGTATAGCTTGTTGAGCTTCTAGTTGTTCTCTAGGTAGTTCAACTAATCTTTCTGCAATAGCTACTTGTCTCTCTTTAATATTTTCAATTTCTTCTTCTCTTCTAATTTGAGCTTTTTGAGTAATCTCAGCAGCTTGATTTCTAAGTTTCTGAGCATCTTCTTCTGTAACAGCTTTATCTTCTATTGCAGCAATTTGTTCATCTATATTTTTTAATTCTAAATCTGAAAACTCAAGTGAACCTTGCTGAGCAGCTAATTCAACTCTTCTTCTATCTTTACGAAGTTTTTCTCTACGAAGTTGCTGATTTGCAGTTAATGAAAATCCTGTACGAATTCTTTCTTCAATCTCAAGAGCTTCATTAATTAAATCTTGTTGTTCTTTGAGTTCTTCAGCAGTAACAATTTGTTCTTTTTCTAAATCTAATAATTCTTCAGCTAATTCTATTTGTTCAGCTTTGAGGTCAACTTCTTCTTGTTGTAAATCAATCTGCTCTTGTTTAGCTTCAGCTAAATCCATTTCCGCAAACTGAGCTGCAAAATCTAAGTCAGCTCCTAAAAAGATGCTTTCTATTTGTGCTTTTAGACTTACTGCATCCTCCATCATTTTCTGCATAGGTGTCAATTCTAAATTAGCTGCTTGAACAATACCTTGTTGTATTAATAACGCTAATATATCACTGTTTACATCTTTCAGACCCATAGCCATACTAAGAACTGCTTTATCTCCTCTTCGCTGAGCATCTTTCATATCTTGAATTCTTCCTTGGTCTTTTAATTCTTGTACTACTAATTCTCTAAGTTGTTGAGCAAATGTTAAATTACCACGCTCAGCTTCAATTATTAATAAGTGAAGTTTTAGTTGTTCCTGTAATTGCTCTACAGTTTCGGCAGATGCTCTTGTACCTTTATTTTTTTCTACATTAATTTTTTCTACTAACTTAACTATTTCATTATCTTCGCTTATACCTTCTGCTTGTAATCCTTCCAATATGTCGTCAATGTTTACATTTGCAAAAAGTAAATCTCCAACATCACTTAGGTTTTTTAAATTGTCTACTAAACCAGTTGTAAGTCCGTCTGCCAAAGCTTGCGAAGCTTCAAGGCCTTGTTCTGTAATATTTCCATCTTCTATACCTTGTTGAACACCTTCTCTCATAGCCTCTGGTAGTCCTTCTGCAATTCCAGTAAATATTTCTTCTGTGAAAGCTTCACTAAATGGTGTGCCATCTAAAGTAAGGTCTTCAAATGTTTTTGACATACTTTCTACTTGTTTGTTAAAATCTCTTATTTCTCTTTCACGCTTACCTAATTGATTCAATCCCATAAGAATTGCAGTTATTGGAAGCAAAGCTTTACTAATTATTGGACCAATTTTAGAAAAAACTTTTGTTAAAAATGTAAATACTTTTTGAACCATGTTACCTTTTTTAGCAGCAGCTCCAAGTCCTTTATTTAGAAAATCTAATACTGTTGAAAGACCTGTTGCACCAGCTAAAACTCCAATAACACCTTTTACAGCAGTTTGAAGTTCTCCAAATATTCTTTGAAGTCCTAGAAAACCGTTTACAATATTTATTGCAACATCAAGAATTCCTTTAAAAACTGGTATAAAAACATCACCTAAGGGAATTAATAAAGCGTTAAAAGCAGTTTTTAGTTGTTGAACTTTAGAAGAAACTGTATCCATTCTGGTAGCTACTTCGTTATTTAAAGCATTACTAACCACAGCTTCAGTTCTTGCTAGTTTTATTGCATCTGCTAAACCTCTATTATTGTTTGCTAGTGCAAGTACAGCTCTAGAAGTTCTGACATTATTTAAACCTAATGTTTGCAAAATAGGTGTTACTGATTGTCCTTGTTGTGCTAATGCTGAAAGTCCAGTCAATAATTCTTGAACTGCCATAGCACCATCTTCTTCAAAAGCTGTTTTGAAATCTCTTCCAATTAATTTGCTTGCTGCTGATAATCTTGTTAAATCATCTTCTTTTACTGCATTACTTACATTCATAAATAATTTTCCTAAAGCTGTAGAACCTGCTGCTGCTTGAACACCAGCTGCTCTAGTTGCTGCAGAAAAAGCCAAAATATCTGCTGTTGCTAAACCGGCCACATTACCAGTAGCACCGAAATTTTGTGCTAATAATAATATTTCCGATTCCTGTGCTGCAACATTGTTACCTAATTGAACTAAAACAGAACCAAACTTACCTACTGAATCAGTTGATTCACCTGTAACATTTAAAAATCTTGCTAGGCCGGTTGCTGCTTGTGTAGCTGTCATATTTGTAGCAACACCAAGTTTTGCTGTAACTTCAGTAAATACAGCAATATCATCAGCTGCAACGCCTAATTGTCCAGCGACAGAAGCTACACCAGCTAATTCAGTTGCTGATATTGGTATTTGAGTAGCTAAATTCTGTAAATCTTTTTCTATTTGCTCAAATACTTTTGGGTCATCAACATCAGCCATAGTTTTTTTGACCATTGCAAAAGCGTCTTCAAATTGTATAGCTGCTCTTGAACCTGCTGTAAGTGCTACTGCAAGACCTGCAATAATAGCTAATCCAGCTGCGTTTACTGCAGCATTCATTGGTTTGGCAATGGCTTGTGATGCTTGTTGCCCCATTTTAATTGCTTGACCACCAAGTTTATCACCAAGCAGCCTAGGGACTACATCTATAACTATTGTGTTCAATCTATACCTAAGTCTTTCATTGCATCTTCAAGAGAAATTTGCACTTTTGGTGATTCGCTTGATTCTGAATTTTCTCTCATATCTTCATACATTTCTTTTAAGTAAGGTGCATAAAATGAGGACTCTTCAGATACTAAACTAAATATTAAATTCTTGAATTTTCTCCAAGAACAATCGAATGGAGCTAAGTTAAAAAACCTATGAAAGTCTGCTTCAACAGCAGGCCATCTTTGTAAAATATCACTATAAGTAATATTTATTTTGGGTCTTCTTCTTCTCCCCCTTCGACTTCTTCAGTCTTCGGAATAACCCCATATTCAACTAACAAGTAGTTAAGGACCTTTTCTAATTGAGGCCAGCTAACTCCGTTATCGAGCATATCGTTGAATATATCTTCACCAATTAAGGCTGTTAGCCATTCACCGAGATTTTTCTGCTCAATGCCACCTTGTTCGTTTGTTAACTTTAATTGTGTTAACACTACTTTCGCTGGTAGCTGACTAGGTGCTTCATACACTTTACCAGCTACCTTGAAAGATAACTTTTTATCGTCGGCTTCTTCTACCGCTTCGTCAAAATCTATAAATTCTGACATCAATACCTCCTAATCGTTTTAATTATTAAACAGTGTCAATAATTTTAAATATATTTGCGAATGGAGCACCTGTGTTAGGTTTCAATACTTTATATTCAATAGTAATTGTTACCTTTTGTGGTGCCTTTGCGTGTGTCATTGAGAATGCACCCACATTGACTGCTCGAGGAACATGAATGTCTCTCACTTTAGCAGTTCCAGCTTCGTCGTGTCCCGGAGCATTAACTCTTAACAACAAAGACTTTTCTTCAAAAGAGTCTGTTGTTGGTGGAACTAATGTTGTGTACCCAGATGCTGGTGCATTTGCTGTTGTGGTACCGCCAGCCATTGCAAACTTTAAACTTCTTAAAGATGCTTGGGCTAATTCTCCAGTTATTCTGACTTCTTGGGCAGTTTTAATTGTCTTAATAGGGTCAACTTCTTCTGCTACCATGATGTCCTCAAAAGTCTTATCGTACTCTAAGGAAAATCCACCTTCTGAGAAACCTACATTATCCCAATAAGATGCATTAGGTGTTGTTGCTGGGTTAGTTGGAAATTCTGCAGTTCCTGCATTTATATCTCCTTCACTAGCCACAAACAAGTTACCTGTTCCTAAGATTACTTCTGTAATACTTTGTGCCATTTACTTATACCTACCTATACTTATAAAGAGTTTGTCACTCTTCTTCTTCTACTTGTTCGTCGGCACCATACCACTCATCATCGTTATTAATAGTTTCTTTTTGAGAAACTAAATTTTTGATTTCTCCCATTCCTTCATCTTCAGAAACAAATGTTGGAATTAAAATATCACCTTGCTTGGTTGTTGCTTCTTTAAGCCTTTTCCAATCAGATTCTTTTACTTCTGTCCATTCTTTTCCAATAATGACATCAAGTTTTTCGTCCCTAATAGAGTCGAAATCCCTTACAAACGGATTTAACTTAATATTTTTCATTATGAATTTGCTCCATATATCATTACTACTTCTATATTATAGCGTGCTAAACCGAGCTCTGGTTCTTCTATCCTTGATGGTCCAGATATATTATTAAAACCGTGTATTGTTGCAACTTCGCCACCAGTGCTAGTATATTTTTTTGGCTTTGTATCAAAACAGTTAGCTACAGTTTTGGAAGCTAAATCATAAGCTTGTGCATAATCTGGCTGCCCTTTTGAACCAGTACTGCCATATTTTCCTCCATAAGCGTCTATAAACAAATTGGCTTCATAAATTAAAGCTTCATCTGCACTCGGAGTTCCACCTAATTGTGCAACAGTCAAAAAAGGTAAAGTACCACCATTTGGTAATCTAGTAGCAATTCTTGTTCCTACTAGAGCGGATATTTCTGATTGAGCCAAAGCCCAAGTTCTAAACATTACTTCTGCGTCCGGTAATTGTTGTACCATTATTTAATTCCTAACTTAAGGCCTATTGCGTCAGATATAATTTTATTTACATCATCTTGCTTGCCTGTAATTTTTCCAAGCAAACCACTAGAAGCTAAATTATTATGAGCAATAGTCGCACCTCTTCTCATCATAGCACCTTTACCTGTAGCTTTATTGACAGCTCTTCTGTTTGTTTTATTTGCTCTCAAAGCTTGAGCAGCTGGAGGAATAGAGGGAAATAATTTTTTTGTTGCTGATGCTCCTACATTAAATCCCTTACCTTCACCAAATTCTATTTTTAATGCATAATCAATTCCACTTCCACCTATTTTCGCTTGACCAACTGGTATAGAACCACCTTTTACTGGTTCGTGTTTTAATTCTGCTCTTAAAGAACCTCTAAGCTTCCCTGTTTTGACTGGTGTAAAGTTATGAGCTTGTCTAACAATATCCTCAGTAACTTCTTCAATAACTCTTTGTACTTTTGAATTTCTACTTAATGAATTAAAATCAATTCTTCCTACTGCTTTCGACAGAGGCGTGTTATCTGGTTGATTAGTTCTAAATATTTTTTTTGTTACATTGTCAAATTCTTTTTGCATATTAGCACCCACTACAGACCTTGCTCCACGAGAAAAAACATTACTTCCGGGAATAGACATCAACACTTTACCAGTAGTCCTACCACCAAATCTTCTGAAAGCTCTTTCTCCTGCACCTTCAAAATCTGACATTTCTACACCATCAGATAATTTTTTCATTGTATTTGCTGCAGCACTTAAGTCACCCATAATACGACCTGTTTTTAGAAAACCATTTCTTAGTTTGTTTGTTATCTGTAAAGAAGGAACACCCGGAAGTGAAGTCAAGTCTCCAACAAATATAGAATACTCATAGAAAAAACTTCTTAAATCTGTAAGTTTTTTTATTTCTTTAAAATTAAATCTTGGGCTAGAAACGCCTTGTCTACCTGTCCTTAAGGACCTACTCATTTTTAAAACAGCTTTAGATGCCATTAGAATCCAGAGTCTATACGAAGTTCTTTATAAAATTCATTTCCAAAACGGTCTTTGACAGATTTTACATTTCTTATATTGTAATTTGTTGAGTTAAAAACAACTCTATCTGCAAGACTTACTGTAGTGGAAGACGGAACAATTACTTTAAATTCTTCATTTCTTTCTATTCTTCCTTCTGTTTCGCTTTCAATAGAACCACCTACTTCAATTAATTTTGCTTGAACTGATGTTCCAGAACCAAAACTAGCTGTAGATAATCCCCTGTCATCAACTGCAGAACCAGTAAGACTTTGTATTGAAATTGTTTCATTTAATAATGATGTTGGTACTTTTGGCATACTGATATTATACCAAAAGAAAACCCCCTCAGCAGAGGGGGCATCTTACTTTAATGTATTAGTACTACTTAGGGGAAAATCCAAGTTCTTTAAAATACAATAAAGTTTCATTTTTAGCCATATCAAAAGCACTATCAAAACCTTCTCTTAAATACTTTTGATATAAGCCTTGAAATTTCTTTGAATATGTTTGTAGCCCACTTGCACTTCTAGTATTTTTTGCAAAATACTCTTGTGGTAATGGCCCTAACTCTGGAACACCAGAACATATTTTTTCTTGCACTGTTGGCTCTGGTACATTTCTGTCATAATAATATTTACGAGCCATATCTTTTACAACTTTTTTACTTCGAACAGAATATCCATCTAATGTATTCTTGTCTTTGTAAAACTCTGATACAGGTAGCCATTCTCCTGTGGTAGCACATCGTTTATGAGTAGGATTTAGCTTTCTCTCATAAGCTTGCTTTGTTGCAATATCAACTTCATTTGCAAGTGATGGATTCTTTTTCATCCAATTTTTAAAAGTTACTTTGCCAAAATTGTAATGTTCATAAGTTCTAGCAGTATTTACAGTACCTTTTCCTTCTCTAATGTATTCAACTATTTGTCTAGCTATATCTGCGTTGTAATCTACTTTTTTACTAGTAGGTACGCCTAGCTTGATTTTCATCAGTCTTACATTTTCATGAGACATTTCCCAATCTTCTGCCCATTCTCTAAGGGTTTTATCTGGGAATCTTTTAAATAGAAACTCTGCTTGGTCTAGCGTTGGTTTCATTTATCCTCCTATTCGTTTCTATACCAATTATTCCATAATACTAGAATATTGTCAAGTTTTTTTTCATTTTTTTTATTTTTCTGTCAAAAGGTGCTATAATAAGAGTGTGTAACAAAGAAGGAGAAGCTATTTTGGTAGCAGAACCCGAAATAATTGCTGTAGACGAGCTACAAAAACTAATGAAAATTGGTGATAAAACTATAAACTTGTCTTGGAATAAATATACAAACTGCTGGGAAGCAGAAATATTTATACAAAAACAAGATAAATATGGTCGTTTTGTTAATGATTACTTTACATCTGTAACTGGTAATTCTGAAAACGAAGCTGTTCAAAACGCAATTAATATAAATCCTTGACAAAAACCAAATCATAAGATACAATGGTGTTATGAATAAAGGAAAAATATGATAACAAGTTGTATGATTTTTTTGGCTAGTTTTGGTACCCCAGAAGTACCTATAGTAGAAAACAAAGAATTAATTCAAAATACTAAAGAATGTACTGATATATTGCCTTTTACTATGATTGAACATGTCCCTTTTATTGTTGAGCATTATGATGAAAAACATTATTATAAAGCACTAAGAATTGGTTGGTGTGAAAGTAGAGGCAAAAATACAGCATTTAGAAAAGAAGATAATGATTCTGGAATAATGCAATTTATACCTAATACATGGAATTGGGTTGCTGAAATGTTTGATATGCCAATGTGGAATCAAGATGTTTTAACTTATCAAGGTATTCCTTATGATTTACATGATGGACCTTTTATTGCAGGAGGGTTTAAATTTCAAAAAGCTCAGTTTGTACCTTATATAAATATAAAAATGGCTTCTCATTTAGCAGAAGATATTTATACAAAAAAAGATTTTAGAGACTGGAACTCTAGTAAATGGTGTTGGGGTAATCCACAATATTTTGAAAAAAGATGGAGAGAGGAGGGATATTAATGTCTAGTAATCTTTATATGACAGGAGCAAAGCCTACAGGTAGAAATAGAAAAAATGTTGTCTATGGTGAAAATAGAGTATGCGAAGAAAAAGATTGTGAGCAAATAATGAGTAAGTATAATCACAACAATAAGTGCTACCAACATGCACCAAAGAAAATACCACGAGTTCGTGGCAATGTATTAAGGAGTTAGTTATGTATAATTGTAAAGTGTGTAAAAATGAACTTATGAAATCAGATGCACTGACTATTTGTGATTCATGTTTATTTAAATTAAATGATAGAGAAAATGGAAGAAGATAAAAACTACAGGCCTTTACCACCAGAAGTTGAAATAAGAAAATCACCTATTGAAGGATATGGTCTTTTTGCTACCTTTGCTTTATCAAAAGGTATGAATTTAGGTTGTAGTCATGTCTATAATACTGATTTTGCAAACGACAGAATAAGAACTCCTTTAGGAGGATTTATAAATCATAGTGAAGAGCCTAATTGTGAATTAATTAAGATAGGTCCTTACTATTATTTAATTACATCAATTGACATTATGCCAGATGAAGAGATAACTCTAAAATATACTCTTTATAATGTTAAAAAGACTGCTTCCGTTTAGCAGCTTTTCTAGCTTTATCTTTCATTGATTGAGAAACTTTAGAAGGGTCAGTATTCCAATCAACCCCAACAGTTCCATATAGATATACTCGAGTGCTAATTTGTCTTTGAGCTTTACCTTTGCATTTCTCACATTTGATTTTAGGGTCTTCATGGATTGAATGTACTACTTCGAAATGATGCTCACATTTTGAACATTTATAATCGTAACGAGCCACGATTTATTTTTTTGTTTTTTTGGTTTTAATAGGATACTTTTTGCATACTTGCATATAATCATTGACAATATCGTCCATATCTTGCACTAAGTTAACTTTTTGCATTCTAAGACTGTTCATTTGTTCAATAACTGCTTCTGCAAATACTTCAAAATCTATTCCCGATAACCAAGCTTTACGCTGTGATTTATTGAATTCTAAATTATCTGACATAGTTATATTCTAGTCTAAAATGTGAGCTGATGTGAAGTATTGTCTCTTATATTTTGATAGTGTTTGTTTATCTTTATCAGTCAAAATTTCATTATCTAAAAGTTCTGTGACTGATTCGTAAGTTGCTGAATAGTCTCCTAATGACTCAGATTTTACTAATTGAAACTGTGAATCGTTTGTAGTGTCTGCTGCATGAGTTCCCACTTGCCCTGTGCTTTGTTGAGACCCTAAAGCGGCAGCAGCCACAAATAACTTACCAGCAGCTCTAGCACTTATAAGTTTTATATCTACTGGAATATTTTCTGCAGATGCTTCACTATCTGAGTAGCCAGCAACATAGGTAACTACTATGTTTTGCAGTCTTATACTTGAAAATTGTTTTTCTCCGGTTTTTTTAATTTTACCTAAGGATTTATATACAACATAATGTTCTTGATTGCCCTCAGTCAATGTTACTGCGTCTTCTACTACAGAAGTTACAGATATTATAGGGGCAACACTTGTGTATATTTCTTCTTGGCTATTTCCATCAAATGTATCAACAATTCCAGTTGCATACTCTAATTCATAACCAACAAAGTTTTTAATTGCAGCATCAGCTGCCTTGATAAATATATTTGTTACTGCCGTTTCGTCGGTTGAGGACATGTCAACACCAATAACACTTTTAACATCTGAAACAGTACTTAGTGCCATTGGCTATGACCTACTTGTCTTCAGCTGGTTTTTGTGCTTTAGTCTCTGGAGCTTTTTTGGCTGCAGCTTTTTTAGGAGCAGCTTTTTTCTTACCCCAACCGTGAAGTTTCAAATAATCTTCTTGATACTCCTTACCAGCGTGGGCAATATTATCTGGGTTACCTTCTGGGCATTCATTTACATTGCCTTCCCACAAAGAACCATCTTTAAGCTTCCAGATATCTTTCTCTACTTTTATAAATTCACTCATTTAAAATTTTTCCTTTTTATTTTTTGGTAATGGGGGAACTAAATCCCCCATTACTAATTCTTTTAACAAGAAATGTTATTACATTTGTGTTAATTTACAGAATGCAGTTGGTCTATAGACTACGAGACCTACTCTCATTGTTGCTCTAATAGCAAGTTTTCCTTTAAGGAAAAAGTCACTATGTGAGTCAGATACAGCAAGGTCAACGCCTTGTCGCATCACAAGATGAGCAGCTTCTCCGCCGCCAAATCTACCAACCATTTGTGTTCCTGCAGCAACTGCAGAAGTTGTAACGACTGGAAGACCCCAAAGTCTTGGGGCTACATCTGCACCAAAGCCACCAGCAACCATAAATAATGGGTTCTTGGAAGCAGCACCAGATGTTGTAGTAGCGATATCAGTAACTGATGTTACGATGTCGTACCAATCTGATGGGTGCATAATTATTGCATCTGGTTCTACAAATGCATCTTTTCTAATTTCTGTAATAGCTTGGTAAATTTGTCCTAATCTAGCCAATTCACCGGAATATGACCCATATGCAAATGAGTTAATTCCAGATGTATTTAATAATCCGCCTAGGTTAGGAGCACTACCGTCGCCATCCATAATTTGTCCGTCAAGTCTTAGCTTCATCATTGTGCCAAGTCTTGAGTTCACATAACCTTGAATTCCATTTACATCTGCAAGAAGTTCTTCAGTCACTGGCAAGAAAACACCAATTTTTCTAATTGATGCTGTTTTTTCTGTGAAGTCTAATGTAGCTTCAGCAGTTGTTGCCTCTTCTGCTTGTTCAGCAGCAGCATTTGTGAATGTAGTTTCTTCCATATATGCAAATGAATTTTGGTCAGTTTCGATTTGGTCAAAAAGACCAATCACTGCGTCTGGGTCTCTAAGAGCGGACTCTAAGATTCCCGGTTGTCTTAACACTTCTGGTGGGAAGTTCTGAGATAGACCTGCACCTAATGTAGCTTTATAGCCCATAGGTGAGAACTTAACTGTTGAGTCAAGACCTTTTACTCCAGCATCTTGATAGCCTTTGTAAGCCTCAGTGTTAACAAATGATTCACCAATTGTTTTTGGTGCATTGTCAACTTCTTCAGCTGCAAATACTGCTTCTTCCATAGCTTTTTCGTTCTTAGCTTTGGCTTTAGCATTATTAGCTGCGTCTACTAACTCAGCAAGCTCAGTATTAAGTCCATTGATAGCATTTTTTTGCTCAGCAGTATACTTACCGTCATCTGCTGGATTATCAAAGACTTCTTTTAACTCAGCCCTTTTCTTTTGAAGTGTTTCGTTATAATCTGACATTATAATTCTCCAAATAAATTGCTTATACTTCTTCGTCGTCTAGTTCTACAAGAATTGATTCAGCAATAAGATTTTGTGATTCAGCAAATAAAGCATCAATTTCATCATCAGCATCTTCGACACTGACTTCTGAAACTTCTTCAACTACCTCTTCACTTACTTCTTCTGCTTCTTCCTCAGTTGATACTTCTTCTTCAACTTCAATTATTTCAGTTTCAGCTTCTTCAATCTCAACATCTTCAGAAATTTCTTCTTCAACTTCTACTGCTTGAGTTTCCTCAACAACAGCTTCCGGAGTTTCAGTAACTTCTTCAGTTTCTGGTTTTGTAGTAGCTTCAACTAAAATATCATCTATCTCAGTCCAAGCATCGTTAAGGTCTTCTTGTACTGCTCTTAAAGCAGAACTAGCTCTCTCCGATAATGTCCTTCCATCTTTTGAGCGTAAAACTTCAATAGCTTTCGCTCTCACAATGAGGCTTTCCAACGCTGCAAGCACATCTTTGACCTCTTCAGAAAAACGCTTCCCTGTAAGCAGTGAGTCGTTTTCCGAAACTTTTTCTTCACCCTCTTGAGAATCTTCTTTTCCACAATTACAATTGCAAGAATTTTCTTCCTCATTAGGGTCTAAATCTTTTTCTTTTGGTTTGTCTGAATTCCCTGTAGCTTCATCATATTCTTCATGAGTTTTACAAGGCATAAATACTTCTTTACCATCATCTAGTTTGTGAGTGTGTACACCAATTGCACAAGAAAGTTTTTTTGACCTTTCCATAGCTTCTGCTGGATTGTCAAAAACATCTTCTGGGTTAGCTGCTTTTTCAATATTTGAATTTTCATAAACAGCTTCTTCACCGCTTTTAATAGCAAGAGTATAAGTTTCTCTGTTAGCACCGACTAGAACTGGAGATACTTCAAAGACCTCTAAGTCTTTCAAATATCTTGCATCAACTTCGTCTGAGCCATCTTTAGTAAAAGGTGCAACTTCATAATCATTGATTCTAAAACCAAATGACCATTCTTGTAAGTCGCCCATTTCCTTAGCTAGGTTATAAGCCTCCTTACCAGCCTCAGTTCCCATAAAGAAACTTCCTTTAAATACTGCTTTATCGTCATCTGTTTCTATGACGCCTTTTCCAATTGGCTGGTCCCACTTGTGGGCAAAGACCATCGGTACTTGATTGTCCTTAAATCCAGATTTGATAGCTCCGGGAATAACTACATCTCCATCACTATCTAAATTATTGTAAACTGAGAATACTGCTTCGACAGCACCTTTCTCGTCATCTATAGTTTTAAATTCTATAGACTTATTTAATTTTTGCTCATCACTCATACTATTAATATCCTCTTTCGTATATCATTATTTATTTTAGCTTGTCAAATTGTCGTTAGGAGCAAGAAGTTGCTCGACAGCTTTTTTTCTCGCATCTTCTTTTTTCTTTTGCTCATTTACTAACGCTTTCATTGCAGAAACTCCCGAAGAAGTAACTCCACCCCATTTCATCACAGCAATAGTACCGTTAAGTCTATTGTTTTTCTTGTGACGATTCATGAATCTTTCTCTTCTTTTGACCCAAGATAAAACTGAAGAGCTTCTGTCTCCTGCTTTATATTTAGTCCAGTTTCTGTATGCATCGTTCCCTGTAAATGATGTTGGAGGATTACCACCAGTACCTGCTCTTCTCCAAATCTTTGGATAATTTTCTTTTAAATTTTTTACATAAGCGTGGTCTGGAAATTGTTTATGTTGTGAATTACTAAGACTAATTTTTTGATTATCTCCACTTCTAGGAAAGTTAGTAATATCTTTAGGAGCTTTCGATTCTCTCCAGTCTTTAATTTTTCTTAATTTTGAAAATGGCATAGTGACATCTCTATCTGTTTTTTTATGAGAGCCATTATCCATTATTGCCCAAACAGTCATTGTTGCTTCCTTCTTTTCACCATTGACTGACTTAACTATTCCATGAACTATTGATGGTGGGTCTGGGTCTTTATTTATTGACCAAGATACTGCATCACCAATAGCAACTGACATAGCTTTTTGTGATTTCTTTGAACTTAAAGGATGGGCTGATGGAAGTAAGTCTCTATCAAATGCACTTCTTGGAAATCTACCTTTTAGTCCTTTCAAGAAAGCATTTACTCTGGCTATTCCCCACTGGGTTGCACCTGTTACATTTCCACGAACTGAAGAAGGATTACCTCTGTAAGCACCTACTCCTCTTCTAAAAACTTTAGCCAACATTCCATATGTAGCTCTGTGCTTTGGATTTTTAGCATTATGGTCTCTTACTTTTTTTTGTAAAACTTTTTTAACTTTTGCAGATATAGGAGCTTTTTCATCAAAGTCATCAGAATTGAACTTACCTTCGCTAGATTTAAATTCCATAGTAGTATCAATTATAGTTTTCTTTTTCTTTGGTTTTTTCCCAACTACTCTTCTTGTTCTTCTTACCTCGGGCTGGAATCTAGTAGTATTCAATGCAGCTTTTTCATCATCAGTTTTTTCTGGAACTACAATTCCTGTATCCCCTTCAGCAACAGCAACCATGTTTAAAGGCCTTAAATATACATTATGAGAATCTTGTGCATCTAAACCAAGTGATTGTCTTGCTTCACCTATAGTTACAAATCCACCTTGTACACCAGAGTTCATTGTTTTAATTAAATCTTGTCTATCGCCAGATAAAGCTCTGACCATATCTAAATCGTAATTGGCACTTATGTTGTAATTATCATTTTCAAAATCATCATGAAGTAATTGATGAGTTAGTTCTGAAGCCACTGCACTCCACAAAGGAATCATTTTTTGTTCAGTAAAGAACTCTCTAAGTTCTCTTGTATTGTTGTAAGTAGCTGCATCAAGACCAGCTCCAAGACCTGCAAGTATTGCTGGAACACCAAGAACTGAAGATACTCTTTCTTCTGGTAATCTTCTTAAAGCTTTTAGGTTTAATTGTTCTGGGGTAAAGGATAAAACATCTACATCCATTGCACCAGTCATAATCATAGGTGCTCCTCTGTTTGCACCAGAAAATTTAGATTTAAATGCTTGTGCTATTGCTTCAGCTTCTTCTCTTGAAGGGCCACCCATAGAGTCATCTTTTGGACTTAAGATAACTCCGGGTACAGCCATGTTGTGCAACAATGCAACAGCAAATTGTCCTGCTGCTTCATCACCAGCTAATTCTCTCATTACTGAGCGTAGTGGTGAAAAACCTCTTCTATGGTCGTCTGGGTCCATACCTTGACGAATGTGAACTACATTTTCTCTTGGAAGTTCTACAAAATCTGGATTTAGTGAGTTACTTTGCTGTATTGCGTGATACTCATAGTGAGTAATAAGTTCTTTTGAATTACCTCTTACTTTTACATAACTTGGCATCAAAGGTATTAACTGGACTACTTGTCCTCTATTGTTTTTAACTTTTAATAAAAATGCATCACCATGTGCAGATAAAGAAGTTACTAGGTAGTGAGATAAAACTGCACCAGAAATAAATTCATTAGGCCTTTGCATAAGGATTTCCATTGGATGGTTAACAATTTCTTTTCTACCATTCTCTGTTTTTTCATAAACTTTTAACGGTGCCTCTGCAAATGATGTAGCTAATACATTTAAACAAGCTACTACTGCTGAGTTTCCAAGGCCATCGCCCATTTCTTCAATAAGTTTATTTGGAAAATATCCAGATTGCGTATTGTATCCCCAAACAGAACCTTGAGTTTGTTCGTATTTATCTAGAGGTCCTCTTTTAACTTCTAATCTTTGTGGTGGTTTCTGCAGATAATCTACAGCTTTTCTATAAAAACTTTTTTCAGCCATTTAATAAGCTTCCCATTTTCTCTTAGTTGCACTTTCCAGACAAGCGTACGCTAAAGTATCCACGATATCATCGTGAGTACCAACTGGAAAAGTTAAGAGTTCTCTCTCAACTTCGCCGACCCATTCTTGGTCTTTAGGAAAGTACACTAGTCCTCTTTCCATCTTAGCAGACAAAGGAAGTGCTCGTGAACGCTTATCTTTATCAGCTTTTAATTCTTTAATTCTTAATCCTTCTCTTCTGGCAAACTGAACTATTGCTAATTGAAATCCTGCTTTTTCTATCCCTACCCATTCTAGATTATGTATTCCAAACATTTTTTTAATTGCTGGAACAATATCTGGGGCTTCTAATCTTTGTCTTAACATATCTAACATAAATAATCTATCTGATTCAATATGATGACCAAAAACAGATATTACTGTATAGTCAGCTGATTCTTTTGTTGATGCAGCCAAGTCTACTGTTGCATACCTAACTAAATCTTTATTGATGTCAAACTTTTCACCATCTACCCATAAACTGCCAACACCAAGCTTGTAGTAGTTAAACCAATGACTTCTAAACATTTGAGCACCTTCAGAAATAAATTCTGCTAAATACTCTTGTGCAAAAACTAATTCACCTAATTCTTCTCTTGCTGATTCGACTTCTTTTGGGTCAATAATAGGATTAGCAACTGTTGGATATTGGAATCTAGCCCAGTCATCTGTAACTTCTGCTTTTTCCCATAATCTGTAAAACCAATTATCCATACCTATTGGCGTTGAAATAAATAAAGCTGCCCCTTTGTTTTCAGTAAGTGTTGGCCTAAGTACTTCTGTCCAAGTTTCTTCTCTTACGA